TTCTCTCCATTTGACTTTTTGGATTTTTTATACAGAATCGATACTGGAGAATTTGATACTTGGTTCACGGAAAATAATTTGCAAGTAAATATAAATTATGAATATGTAGAATATTTAGAAAGCACTTTGTCAGTTCTTGCGGAAAGTGCTTAATTTATTAAAACAAAAGGAGGTGGCTGTTAATTGGCTACAAAAGCAACTGCACCGAAATTAACGGCTGCTCAAGCAAGAGAAAAAGTTGTTGAATTACAAAATAAATTAGATAACTATAACAAAACAGCATTTTGTTTAATGTGTAAGAAACACAAAGACAGAGAAACAAAATTTTATGTAAATACTGATCCTATGTATGGTAGTGAAACATGTACTCCTATTTGTAGAGATTGTGCTAGAAAAATTGCATTACGTGTAGATAAACAAGGACATGAACATGAACCAACAAAAGAGAGTGTTATATTGGCATTAAAATATTTACAAAAACCGTTTCTTGATACGGTTTGGAATTCGTCAATTGCAGAATCAGAAAACACTGTTACAGGAAAGCAAAAATTCAATGTTTGGACTTCGTATATTAAAAATATACAAATGACAAATTATATAGGTTTAACTTTTTTTGATTCTGATATTTTTAAACAACATACTGATCCAGACCATATAAAAGAAAATAAAAGCGAGAAAGATGTAATTGATGAGCATGTTGGACTGGATACATATGACAGCTTTTTAAAAAACAAAAATGATGTAATTCGATTGTTAAGTTATGATCCATTTGAAAAGGAAGATGTTGCAGATCAGCCATTCCTATATTCTCAATTATTGGGAATTCTTGATTCAAGTGAAGATGCAAATGAAGATATGATGAGAACTTCTTCTGCCATTTCTATTGTACGTGGTTTTTTACAGCAGTCAAAGATCGATGATACTGTAGCAAAATTAATGTCTGATATTTCACAAATCGAGCGCAATTCTGCGACAATAAAATCTCTGCAAGAAAGTAAAGGAAAAATAACTTCTGTTATAACAAGTTTGGCCCAGGATAGTTGTATTTCATTAAAGCATAATAAAAACGCAAAAAAGGGTGAAAACACATGGACTGGTAAAATCAAGAAAATAAAAGAACTTAATCTTCGAGAAGGCGAAGTTAACGGCTTTGATATGGAGACATGCAAGGCCATGAAGCAAGTTATGGATCTTAGTAACGCTTCCATTATGAAAACTTTAAATTTAGATGAATCAGAATGGTCTGATATGGTTGCAGAGCAACGACAAAAAATTGTAGATTTGCAAAGAGATCTGGATAAGTATATTGAAATATCTCGTATTTTACTTAGAGAAAATTTGGATATTAAGGATTATCTAAAAGAAAATGATATTTCTTTAAACATGAATCTGGTAAATTTAAACGAATTATTTTCTTGTTTTTCTGAACAAAAATCAGGTTCATCAGATGAAAATGACGAAAAGCAGGAAAATACAAATGAAATTTAAAGAAATAGATAATACTATTGATCTAATTCAATATAAAGATCAGTGTGTTCAAGAGGACGTTATATATGTAAAACCTGGAGTATATGCAATGTCTTCTAGAAAAATTGAATCTCTAATTAAAATTGCGTATCTACAAAAATATTTTCAATGCAATCCCGTTTCTTTTATAAATATTATGTTCAATATAGAACTTCTTGATGCCCAAGCTTGGATTGTTCAGCAAAGTTGGACATGTCCGAACGTATTGCTTGTCTGCAGTCGAGGATTCGGAAAATCTACGCTTATCGACATTATTATTATGGCAAAAGACATGTTGTTTAATAACTATTGGACATATATTGCCAGTGGCTCTGGTAGTCAGGCAGAACAAACTTTTACAACATTGGAACGTCTAGCTAATGACAACATTGATACAATGATGGGTTCAACTGGTTACATTTTTAAGGCAGAAATTGAAATAAAAAATGCTGCTGGAGATGGATTTTCCCATGGTAGCAACGGATTTTCATATTCGACTTATAACGGCAGTTTTACTCAAACATTAAATTCAAATATAGACAAAAAAAGAGGTAAATCAATATATTTCCGCACTTGCCTCGCTACTTAGTGATAAGTAGATCCATATAATTTGTATGGTTTTTAATCGAGAAAGAAAACTGGAAAGCTGAAAGGCTAATCAGACTGGAAGGCTATATTTAAAAATATAGTCACAGGCAGAGCATAGAAAGTGAACCTAGAAATAGAATATAATCTTTCCACGAGTTCTCGATATCTCATTTTTGAGATAAAAAGATATGCCGAACTTATAGAAACAATAACTATAAGATCTATAAGATAAAAAGCTTATAGGATAACAATTGATGCGCGGAAATGTAATTTTTGATGAATGTGGATTCCTTTCAGATGAAATGATGTCTGTATATTCTGCATTCGCAATTGTAAATAAAAGTTTTAAATCAGGAAAAGATCGAGATGGAAATAGAATTGATGAAATACGTCTAAGAGCAATTCCAAAAGAAATTCCAAACCAGAAATTTTACATATCTTCTGCTTCTGATACATCCACAAAATATTATTCATTATATAGAGAATTTTCCAAACAGATGTTAATGGGAAATAAGGATTATTTTGTAGCAAATATTACTTGTGATATTCCATTACATCCTACCATTCATGGGCAAGTTATGGCACCACTGTTTGAAAAATCAACAATTGATGCTGATATGAGAACAAATCCAGAAAAAGCTAGGCGAGAATATTATTGTGAATTTACTACTGATGCAGGTAGTGACGCAATCATACGACGCGGCGTTATTTCCAGAAACGAAGAAGTCAGAAAACCACTTTTATATAATGATACTGGTGATAAAAAATTTGTTATAGCATATGATCCAGCTAGATCAAGAGACAACTCAGTTATTCTTGTAGGCGAAATATATGAGTTCGAGCAAATAGACGGAAGCGCAGATATTCGTATGCGATTAGTTAACTGTATTAATCTTATTGATGTTGGAAAAAAAATAAAATCTCCAATGCAAACACCAGATCAAATTGAATATTTGAAAAAAGTTATTCTTGCTTATAACGGCGGTGCAGACGCATATGGAAACATTGTTGGAATTTATATTGATGCAGGATCTGGTGGTGGCGGTGTAAATATTGCTGATTATTTAATGCCAGACTGGACTGATTCTGCAGGTATTGTACACAGAGGATTAATTGATAAAGAATATTCTACAGAATATGTCAATAAGTTTCCAAATGCAGTAAATAAAATACACCTCATGTCTCCTTCTGCATACAAATCAGAAATGTATGAAGCGATGATAGAATTAATGAATCAAGACAAAATAAGTTTTACTGCACCATATGACAGCAAAGATTATTTAACTGTTTTCGACGTTGATGAAAAGAAATTAGAAGAAGCACGAAAAAGCATATCGCAAGAATTGAAAAAGCAAAAATTAAATGAAAAAGAATTTGAAAGTCGTTTAAATGATGAGCTTGGGAAAATTCAATCTGTTAATACAAAAATAATTAAACTTGACTGGCAGGATAAAATTGCACTTGCCAATATGGACGCGCTAAAGGAGGAGCTTGTAAATATGGTTAGAAAAAAAAGAGATTCAGGAAAGGACTCTTTTGAATTAACTCCAGAAAAAGCAAATAAGCTACATGATGACCGTGCTTATACAGCATGTATGCTTTCATATTCTCTTATGTGCGAACGTCGAAAAAATATCACACAGCGAAAACGCCCACAAGAGTCCACCCAATCTCTCCTCTCTAAACTTTCAATCAATCAACCAAAACGTATATCTTCGTTTTCCAAAACAATCTAAATAAAAATCCAAAACACAACTAAATAGCAAAGGAGGTGTTTGCATCAAAGATGACACAATCAAAGAAAGAGATGACAGAAACATCTCCAATACATAAAAAACAGCCAACGGCTGCAGAACGAAAATTATATATGCAAAGTCTTGAACGCCAACAAAAGAGATTTGCAGAAACACAGAATGCATTTAAGCAAGTTCGTGATGTTACAAAAACGACAAGACAAATTTCTATAAGCTCGTATAGCAAAGAAAACGTCATTAAATATCTTCAGAATATTGATAGTTACGAAGATGAACTGCGTGGTTTATCTCGTTACTTATTTTATCGTTGTCAGATATATTTTAGATTAATTATGTATAATGCAACTATGTTTGATCTAAATGCAAGGTACGTAGTTCCTACATATGATCCAACCGGTGACAACGACAAGGAAAGTATGTTGAAAGATTATTATGACACTTTGGTATGGTTAGATAGAATGTCTTTACAAGGGAACTTCTTACAGGTATTAATTAATAACTTTATAGAAGATGTATTTTATGGATGCTGTTGGCTGGACGAAACCGGAATGTTTATTTTAAAAATTCCACCAGAGTATTGCAGAATTTCTGGTAAATATTTTACAGGAGATTATTCGTTTTCTGTAGATATGAGTAAATATAAGAAATTCGAAGATGTATTAGAATATCTTGGTGATCCGTTACTTTCTATGTATAAGGAATATGGTGGTAACAGTCAGAAAAAATGGCAACCAATGCCAGATGAATATGCTTTGTGTACAAAATCAAGAGTTGAGACATGGGAAACTATTGTTCCAATTTATAGTGGATTATTTATTGATTTAATTGGTCTTTTAAATCTTGGTGACGTACAAGCCGTTGCGGATGAACAACAAATTTATAAACTAATAACAGCTACCATCCCGACATTATCTGGTGCTGATGAACCAGATCAATGGGCTGTAAACATTGATTTTGCTGTAGATTATTATAATAAATTGGTTGATAGCCTTCCACCTTATATTGGTTCTGTGATAAGTCCATTGCCACTTAATACAATATCTTTTTCTGATGACCAAACAACAGACACGACGAAGGTACAAAAAGCCACAAAAGAAGTATTGAATACTTCTGGTGGAGCGCAAATACTTAATTCTTCTAGTATTTCTGGTGCTGAAGCATTTCGAGCTGCTACAAAGGCAGATACTGAATTAGCAGTTTCTGCACTTTTAGGTCAGATTCAAGGCTGGGTAAATAGAATGCTATCATACCAAGTCAAAAATGCGGCGAAGATTAAATTTTTCGAAGTGTCTTCTTATACAAAAGATATTCTTAGAGAAGCCATGCAAAAAGATCTGCAATATGATAGTTCTAAAATGATATTAATAAATGCATTAAATGGGATTAGTGAACTTGATACCCTTTCGATGACTTTCTTAGCCAATGATGTATTAGATTTAAAGAATAAATTTGTTCCACTCGTATCAGCAAATACAGTATCCAACGCAAGTGACGAAGGTGGCAGACCTGAAGTTTCTGATTCCGAAATTAGCGATAGTGGAAGTCGTACAAAAGACAGAAAATAATGAGGTGGTCATATGAAAGAAAAATTTTTAAAAACAACAGACGCTACTACCTCTGAAAACTTAAAGAAACTTGGATTTCAAGTAGTAAGTGAATTGAATGGAATGTATATATTTTTGAATACTGACAAACTTCAGTTTTCAAATATAGATAAATCAAAAATACAGTATAGCAATATACTTACTTTTTAGCCACTCTTCTATTTCTTGAGTGGTATTTTTATACCAATTTTTACAGAAGGGAGGTTAAAACAAAGAAATATGAACAAAAAATTTTTTACAGTTGAAGACTTAATCAAATTTTGTGAAGCAAAAAAAATTTATAATTTTTCATCAAAAGAATCTAACGAACCAATTGTCGTTCAATCAATTCAAGATTTTTCAAAAGCAGAAATCGAAGAGTCCGACGATGGAAAACTTTATGCAAAAGTTCGTGTATGTCACACTCTTTTAAATAGAAACAATAGTTATATTTCAGAGGAATCAATGCTTGAGGCAATGCCTACGTTAAAATATTCTCCTTTACTTGCATCAATTCATCAGCTTGACGATGGAACGTGGGACTTTCATAGTCATGACTTTCATATTGAGGAAGATGAGGATGGCAATGAGTATGAAGTATATGATGAAAATCAGGTAGGTACATTTACCGCTGATGATCCATATCTAGAATATGACAAAGTAAAAAATAAAACATATGTAGTTGCTAAAGTTGCAATTCCAATCGAGTACACACGTACAGCAGATATTATAAAATCAAAAGGTGGAACAAAGGTAAGCTGCGAATTGCTGATCTACGATTGCAGCTACAATGCTGAAAAACACTATCTTCAGTTAGATCATTTTAGATTTAATGGATGCACTTGCTTGGGTAGTGAAAAAGATGGTACGCCTATTGGAGAGGGAATGGAGGGAAGCTTCCTATCTCTTGAAGATTTTAGTGTTGAAAATAATAGCTTATTAAAATATGTTGATGAAAAATTGAATGCGATGCAGTCTAGTATTGATGAATTAGATGCACGTTTCAATATAGAAAAAGAAAAAATTACGAAAGGAGGAACTGAATTGAAGAAAGAAAACTTTGAAGAGGAAGTTACTGAAACTGAGGAAGTAACTGAAACAGAAGAGTCTAAAGAGGAAGTGACTACTACAGAAGAAGAATCTGAGGAAACAGTTGAGGAAACCTCCGAAGAAGAAACTAAAACCACTGAAGAAGTAGAGGAAACTCAGGAGGTTGCCGAAGAGGAAACTGAAGATACTACTGCATCAGAATCTGAAACAGAAAGTTTTTCAAAAGATGAGCTATTCAATAAGTTATTCGATATTTCCTTCGAAGATATTAGATATGCATTAAATGCATTATGTTCTATTTATAGAAATGATTCTGAATGGTGTTATGTGTCTCAGGTGTATGATGAGTATTTTATTATGCAAGATTGGGACAGCGACAAATATTATAAACAGTCCTATACAAGAGATGAAGATAATATTGCACTTGCTGGAGAGAGAACAGAAATGTTTGCAATGCTTCTTACAGAATCTGAGAAGATTTCTATCGAAGAAATGCGTTCAAACTATGCAGAATTAAAAGCATTTAAAGAAGAAATTGAGTTAAACGAACTTCGTGAGCAGAAAAAAGCAATTCTTGATTCTGAAAAATATGCAATTCTTGCACAAAAAGACAATGAAGGAAAATTTGTAAATAAAGATTATGAGAAGCTTGTTTCTGAAATGGATAACTACTCTCTCGCTGATCTTGAGACAGAAATTAAAGTTCTTCATTCTGATTATGTTTCTGAGCATGGTAACTTTGCACTTTCTAATAACAAAGAAGAAAAGCCAGTTACATCTAAGAAACAGTTTGTAAATGTAAACAAAAAACCTTCGAAACCTAGCAGATATGGAAAACTGTTTGCTGAAGAAGAAAAATAAATAAACAAAATAACTTTTAACTTTAAGGATCGTCATAATGACGGTCTTTTTATTATGCAAAAAACAGGAGGATAAATACTATGGCAATTTGTATGACTATTGAGCAGCATCACGTTGCGTTCCCAACTAAAGTCCTTTCAGACAAAGTTGGAAGAGTACTAAATATGGTTATCAAAAAAGATACTGATAACGGAACAGTTTGCGGAAAAGGAGCTTACGTAAGCTTTGATCAGTATGAAGTTGCTGACGCCCCAGCAGGATTTGAGGGAGAAATTCTTGAACAGGCTGCAAACGGAAACTGGTATGTAGAGGTTAAAAAAGTTGATGTGAATGCACCAGCAATTCTTATCTATGAAGTTCCAGAAATCGCTGAAACATACAACAGTGAGTTTACAAAGACATCTAACTTCTTCAACAAAGCAACAGCCGAGAGAACAAAAACAGTTAGAGGACTTGTACTTACAGTAACAGACGTTTATGAGCTTAGTGCAGATGCATTTGACGGAACACCTGTAGCTGGTAAGAAAGTAACTGTTGAAGCTGGAAGTCAGAAACACAAAGTTTCAGAACTATAAAGAAGGGAGGAATAAGCAATGAATAAGATGAATTTTAGCGCACATGTACTTAATGTATTCGATGAAATGAAAACTTCTTATGAAGAAGTAAAAAATCTGATGTTCGATTTATATAAAAATGAACTCGACGATGGAATTTCTAAGAGAGAGGCGGAAGACAAACTTCGTGAAGTATCTCTAAAAATTTTCGGTCTTACCAAAGATTCTTCTCGCAGAGAAAGAGAACGTGCTTACAGAGATTATGGTCGTCAGTATTTCGATGTAATTGAAGAAGTAACCGATTGGACAGTTTCTACAGGACTTAAAGAAAATGAGTGGTTCAATGCACTTGTTAATTACAGAAATCTTAAAGAGGGAGATACTAATCTCTTCGTTAACGAGCATGAGGAAGTAATTCTTTCTATAGCAAGAATGGGCAAGAGACATCACGACACAATGCTTCAGAGATTACCAGAGAACACAACCTATTCTGTAGAGACTGATGTTTACGGTGCTGCTGTGGGTGCTGATATTGATAGATATCTTATTGGACAAGAGGATTGGACAAAACTTGTAGACGCTATCACTAAAGCATTTGTTGTAAAGATTCAAGAGCTTATCTTTGCTGAGATTCTTGAAGCACCAAAGAAACTTCCGGCACAGTCCGAGTTCGTACAAACAGGTGCACTCAACACAACAAACAGAAAGAAATTCAATAAAATTCTTCAAAATGTATCTGTTGCAAATGATAATGCAGATGTAGTTATCATGGGAACAATGGTTGCACTTCAGGAGCTTGAAAACCTTATCGATGTTAAATGGGTTGCTGATTCTCAGAAAGAAGATATTGCAAAGATGGGTCGCCTTGGAAATTATGGACGTTACACGCTTGTTGAAATTCCACAGAGATTTGCAAGAAACGATGTAACTAAGTCCATGTACAAAGATGACACTCTTTTCGTATTTGCAACTGGTGACAACAAACTTGTTGATATGGTTGATGTTGGTGAGACTCTTATCGAAGAAATCACAGATCGTGGAACAACTAATAGTAACATCGCTGATATCATGAAATATGAAGTTCAGAGAGAGCTTGGAGTATCTACAAGAATTGGTCGTTACTTTGGTTCATGGACCATTACTGACTAATCTAAGTAATAAAAATATATTAGAGGAGTAGTTTAACCGCTACTCTTCTATTTTTTAATGGAGGGAAAGCCATGCCGACAGCACGAGCAAAAAAGGAAACCGCTACTGCAACTAGAAAAGTAGCTACTAAAGTTGAGACAAAAACAACCGTAGAAGAACCGGTTATTACTGAAAAACCAATTGAAGAAAAAATCGAAAAAGAGAAAAAGGTATTTACCGATTCAGATTATATTCTGTGTCGATCAGTATGTTATGGTGGATTAAACATCACATCTCAATCTGGAAATGTTTATGAATTCAAAGATTATGGATATGATTGCGAAATCAATTATCGCGACCTTGTTTCTTTGATTAGAAAAGGTTCAGACCATGTATTCTTACCAAGATTTGTTATCCTGGATGATGATTTACTGGAAGATTTTCCTACTGTAAAAAAAGTATATGAGAAAATGTATACAAGAAATGATTTGCTCAAAATTCTTGATATGTCTACAAGACAGATGGAAATGGAAATCAAAGAGCTGCCAGAAGCTACAAGAACCATCCTGGAGCAGATGATTGCTACAGAGATTGCCAATGGTCATCTTGACAGTATTGCAAAAGTAAGAAAACTCAGTGAAATCTTTGATTCGGATTTTAATCTTCTAAGTGAATTATTTGTTAAATAAAGGAGGTCGAGATGATACTTCCTTATGAAACTATCTTTTCAAGGGCATTGGGTAGGATCGACGATCCGAAAGAATTAGCATTAAATTCTAATGATTTTTATGAGATTTACACCGAAAGACTACACAATGTAC